TCGTTCGACGAGTAATGGTAGAGGCCGGCGAACGGTGGGGAGTAGATCGAGGCGTGGATCGAATCGTCGGGCAGGGCCGCGATCACATCCATGCAATCCGCGTTGTAGATGGCGAATCGGTCGGTTATCAGTTGGTCGCGGACAGCCATTGCGGCAGCTCCATCTTCTCGGTATAGGTGTGGGGGTTGACGTTGCGGGCATGGTTCATATGCTCCACCAGTGCGGAGAACATCGCGTCAGCCTGCACGGCCTTGCGCTGTAAATTGGCGAGCACGTCGCGGCCGCCCTCGGTGGTGATGAAGTCCACCGTTACGGGGTTCTTCTGCCCGAACCGCCAGAGTCGCCTGACGGCTTGATACATCTGTTCGTAGCTGTGGCTCGGGAAGTAGGCCATGCGGTGGCAGTGTTGCCAGTTGAGCCCGTAGGCGGCCAGTTTGGGCTTACTGACCAGTACCCGGATCTTCCCGTCGGAGAAGTTGTGCAGAATCTCTTCCTTCTCGTCGGGCTCCATTGATCCGGTCAGTTCCACCGCGCCGGGAATGATCTTTGTCAGTAGTTCAGATTCCGCGTTGAGATGACACCAGGCAACCCCGGGTCGGGCATCCTCGAGGACAGCGGCGGCAGCCTCGCATCGTTCGGTCAGGGTGCGCCGATTCTCCTCGCGCTCCTCTTGCAATCCGACCGCTGGCATATCGAACAGCATGTCCGGCCGTGACTCTCGGGCCTCTACCACCATGGTCCGCTCGATCAGTTCAGGCAGGATCATGGTCCGGTCGTCGAACCCGTAATCAGATGGTCGGCGCATCGCCCTAGCCCACGACGACACCCACCGCCAGAACGGCTGATCGGCGTAACCCTTGAGCCGCCATTCCTTCTGTTCGAGTGCTCTCGGCGCCTTGAATCCGCGCCAATGAGCCTTAGTGTCGGCGGTCTTGTTCTGGTTGATGAAGAACCTGCTCAGCATGTCCATATAGCCGAGCTCCCCCAGTGCCTCGGAGGATGTGCCCAGTTCGATGTAGTCGTTCGGTGCCGCCGTCGCCGTGCCCAGGAGCCGATACTGAATCCGTCGCATGAACTCGGTCACGGTCGCACGGCGGGTGCCCTCGAACGATTTGATCGCTGAGGATTCATCGCAGACCACGCCGCCAAAGTCGGACCACTCGAACTTATCCAGTTGCTCGTAATTGGTGACGGTGATCGGGGCGGTTACCTTCCCGGTTCGGGAAAGGGCGGCGTCGTGGCCGAACTTCTCGGCCTCCGCGACTATCTGGAACCCCACTGCGAGCGGGGTCATCAGCAGCACCGGCTTACCGGTGTGGAGGTAGACCTGTTCGGCCCAGGCAAGCTCCATCGGGGTTTTCCCCAGCCCGCAGTCGGCGAACAGACCGGCGCGGCCCTGACGGACAGCCCACTCGACTAAGGCGGTTTGGAAGTCGAACAGATGACCAGGGAGGTTGACCGGCTCGAAGCCGCCAGCGTGGGCCAGTTGAGCCTTACGCGCCAGGAACTCGGTATAGGCGGTCACGCGGGCACCTCTTCGGACTTCTGTAGCCGCGACGCGAGGTCAGCCCGCCCAGCCCGATAGAGGCGCCGATACAGGGTGTCGATGCGGCTGTAGCCCAGCCGTCGCGCGATGTCTTGGGTCGGGAGTCGGGGATGGGTTGGGTCGATCAGCCACTCGAGGTCTTCGATCAGGTGCTCGTCACTGATCCGGCCGTTAACGGGGATGGTGGATACCATTGGTGTGTCCTTTCGGTAGTGCGATAAGGGCCAAGGTCCCGGGGGTGTGTGAGAGCATCCGCCGGGGCCGTTCTTTTTCGACCGTATCACGGTCAATCTGACCGACGGTGCCGACGTCGCGCGCCGGCCGTCTCGGTCTCTTGCAGCATCAGATACCGCTCAGCTTCGGCGGTGAGGTCCTTGATCCGCTGCGGTGTGGGTGCTTGCCGGGGTCGGGTGATGCGTTCCCGCTCGAGCATGGCCACGAGATCATCATTCATGCGATGGCCGCCACTTCGTCGGGTGTCCACGGCTCCCAGTCGCCGGGGCCGATGCCGGTGAGCAGTCGGTACATGATGGGTTTCCGGGGCGCCGGCTGGTAAGCCACGATGGGCAGCACTTCCCGGTTGCCTCCGCGGCAGTGGATGGCCAACTCGTACAGTGCAGCCCTTTCCTTCGGTGATAGTTGTGGGTTCGTCTTCTTGACCTGAACGAAAAGGATCTGGTCGGGCTTGACTGCCCAGATGTCAGCCGGTCCTTTGCTGGCCGCCAGTGTGGCCGTTCGGTAACCGTCGGCATTGAGGGCGTCTCGGACCAGGTAGGCGAACTCCTGCCCGGCCCTGTAGTGGCTCATGGTCACGAGTCGCCCCACGATGCCGCAGCCTGTGCCTGGGTCTCACGGGCGTGCTCGGTGGGCTCCAGCGGCAGTTCGACCAGTTCGGCGTCGACGACCTCGCCCGTTTCGGGGTCTGTGTGCCGGATGGATTCGAGATAGTCGATCACCTTCGACGCCTCGACGACCGTCAGGTGCTTCGTCGAGTCAAGATCGCGGCCGATGACACCGGACAGTTCCGCGAGCGTTTCGTCACGGTTCGTCATGCCCAGCTCGCGGAGCACGACCGCCAGCTTTTTGGCCTGTGCCTCCGTCCGTAACTCCGGTTCGGCCGCATCCTCGAACATCTGCCGAGCCGCGATAGCCTCCTGAATCGTCGGCGGTTTCCCTGTGGCAACGGGCGCGGCTCTGGGTGCCACCACGTCGCCGTCCGCGGTCATGTCCGCGCCCAATTCCTCCGGGGTGTAGATGACCCCGTACAGGGCATCTGAGGCGCCCATGCGGCACACCTCAGTGATTGCCCGGGACCGCAACATCTGCCCGGGATGCTTCTCCCAGTTGCCGCCCTTACGGACCAGACCGGCCTTGTTCGCCTTGTCCATGTCCCATCGCGACTCGTAGGTGAAATCGGGATCGTCGGCGCGGATGATCTGGGCCACCGCTATCAGTTCGGCGTCGTCGACGGTCACCCGCAGTTTGTGGCCAGCGCGTCGAACCAGGGACGCGATCAGGTCGGCCGACGCCGACGGCTTGCCCTCGATCACATGGATGCCATTGATCGCCTGGATGCTGCTGATGCCCAGCGATTCGCCGAGCTCGACCGCGATCAGGACGTTGGCGGGGTTGTTGGCGTACGCCTTCGGCAGTAGCGACGCGGAGGCCATCGCCTGCGCGTATTTGATCTTTGTTTCAAGGCTGTTTATGGCAGGCCGTACGGTGGCCAGTTCGTTGTTCATGCTGCGGTTTCCTCTGCTCGGGTGAGTTGCGCATGGAATCGGTTGGCGGCGCGGACCAGATAGGCCGCCACGGCCGGGTCGTACTTGACCTTGTAGGCGTAGAAGTCGAACGGAGCACCGAACAGGACGGCGACGTGGCACAGCCGCAGCCCGGTGACGTGCATCTGCCACTGCACCTGCGCGGCGTAGGAGATCGGGATCTGGTCGGTGCCGGCCCGGCCCCAGCCGTGCTCGACGGTCTTCTCCTTGGCGGTCTTGATTTCCAGGAGTGACCCGTCGGTGCAGATCCGGTCAGGGTTCGCCAGGTGATGATCGAACTCGGCATGGACGTAGGTGCCGGCCGGTTCGTAGTTGGCCCCGGCATGGTCGGCGAACCAGTCGGCGACGGCGGGCTCGAGGTAGTGGCCGCGAGACATGGCCCGGTTACCGTTCCGTTCCTGCTCGCCCAGCTTCTCCGCCAGCAGATCCGCGGAGGTTTGGAACGGGGACATGTTGCAGATGACCCCGATCTCCGATGCCCCGATGCGACCAGCGCGCGCCTTGTGCCATTCATCCGACCCAGGCTCGTAGAACCCGAGCAGACGACCGGTGAACTTAGACATGTCCGCACCCCGGTCCACATGGGCGCCGTACAACTTCCGACCACGGGTCTGCCGGGTCTAGTGCGTGGGGCCGTCCCTTGCGCTGTTCGGCACGTTGCATCCTGCGGAGTTCGGATGCCTCGCGACGGGCGTCGGGACTCAGCCACGCAGGGCTGACGTTA